GTGCAGATTGTTCCCTCTCGCTTCTCGCGAGATCGGTCGGCTCTGGTTCTCGATCCGGAATACGCGGCGGTCAGCTATCTTCGCCCGTTCGAAACGAACGATCTGGCGAAGACCGGCGACAGCGAGAAAAAGCAGATTCTCGTCGAGTACACGCTGGAAATGCGGAACGAAGCTGCGCACGGCGTGGCTGCGGACCTCACCACTTCGTAAGCGTAAAGGGGAGGGCTTCGGCTCTCCCCATTTTTTCTGGAGACAGACATGACTGATCGCTGGACACGGCCTCTCAGCTACGACCCGATGACCGGGCTGAAAGAAACTTTTCATTTCGATCACGAGAGCGACAAATGGTGGATCGAAACCACTCAACAGGCCACGCCGATCATCGATCAGAACAAACGTGATCAATCCATGAATGGAAAGATGGGCCGGGGTGACATGCGCCACGTCGCGCGAATACCACTGGTGGTCTATCACCGCCTGTTGCAGGAAGGGATTACAAAAGACCCGAAAGCTCTAAAAAAATTCCTGAATGAAAACGGTTACCTGAAAACCGTCGAAGGCAATCTCTGATGGTTGCCACCTACACCGAGCTGAAAAGTCTGGTCGCCGACTATCTGAACCGCGACGACCTGTCAGCTCAGATCGATAGTTTCATCGATCTTGCCGAGGCAAAATTCAATCGCGACCTGCGTCTGCGCAAGATGCTGAAAACGGTTCAGGCGACGACGACCGCGAACGACGACACGGTGTCGCTGCCGACCGACTATCTGGAGATGAAAGAGCTGCACCTTGTGCAGTCGCCGAAAAAGATGCTGCGGTTTTTTCCGCCATCGTCGTTTCTGCAGACGTATGCAGCACAGCAGGTCGGCACTCCGGCAGCGTTTACGATTGTCGGCTCAGACATAAGGCTAGGACCATCGCCATCCGGCGAGTTTACGCTGGAGATGCTCTATTTCGCAAAAATCCCTGCGCTATCCAGCAGCAACCTTGTGAACGCTGTGCTGCAGGATGCACCCGACGCGTACCTCTACGGCGCGTTGCTGGAGGCGGAACCCTTTCTAATGAACGACGCGCGACTGCAGACGTGGGCCTCTCTGCATAAAGCCTCGATGGAGAGCCTGATCGCGTCTGACGAGAGCGGCCTGAACACATCCTCGACGCTATCCCAGCGTCTCGACTACACGATGGCATAGGAGAAAAAAATGTCAGCAATGTCCGACCATCTCGAAAATGAGATACTCGATCATATCCTGTCCGTTGGCAGCTATACTATGCCATCGGCGGTGTACCTTGGCCTGTCTGTGGCCTCAATGGGAGACGACGCCTCCGGCACGGAGCTGTCCGGCAGTGGGTACGCCCGACAGGCGGTGACATTCTCGGCAGCGTCTGGTGGCACCACCTCAAACAGCGCTGCCATCACGTTCCCGACCGCGACCGGTTCATGGGGTTCCATCGGGTACTGGTCCCTCTGGGATGCGTCTTCGTCGGGCAACATGCTTCTGCACGGAGCGTTTTCTTCGGCCAAGACAATTGCGTCTGGTGACGTGCTGCGCGTCTCGGCGGGTGATCTCGATATCACGGCGGCGTAAATGCCTGACACAACCGGGCCTAGTCTTGATCAGCTCGATGCGTGGTCAACCAGTGTTGATGATCTCGATCTAAGCCTCGACAATAGTGCGTGGACGACGCGCACGTTATTTGAGCCAACCCTTGCCGGAAGCATCGCTGTTACCGGCACAGGCGTCGCGACGTTTACCACCCATGCGACGGCTGCTGGTACAGTTGCGATCACTGGAACGGCGTCTGCCGGTTTCCTGAAAGACGTTACCGGCACGGGGTCGATGGCGGTTACTGCCACGGCGACTGCAGAGCGGGTGTTTGATGTTACCGCAGCGGCAACCATTGCCATCACTGGCACTGCCTCCAGCGGTACGATCTTGTTGATGGAAAAACCTCTGCTGGTCACCATCACTGTCAACGGCGTCGCAAATTCCAAGATCACAGTGTCGCCATCGATCACCGCGTCGATATCACTCACTGCGACGAACGTCATCGAGAAACTCGGTGACGCGTGGACTGAGGTGTCGCGCGATGACAGCTCAGGCGATTGGAGAGACGCAGCGTGATCATACCGTTTCAGCAATGGCAACCGGATTTGCCGAATCTCGCGCCAAACAATGTTCGCACGGCCACCAACGTCATTCCTGCGCCCGGCGGGTTTACATCCTTCGCAGGTCTTGCCGAGGCGTCCACCAACGCGCTCGACGGCACCCCGGTCGGTCTGACGGCTGGTCAGGCAAAGGCAGGTGACTGGTCACTGTTTGCCGGGGATAGCACGAAACTGTACCGCCTCGTCGGCGGCGCATCCGGGTCCGTGTTTTCGAACGTCAGTAAGAGCGGCAATTACACCTTGACGTCTGGATCACGCTGGAATTTTGCCCAATACGGAGAGAGGTTGATCGCAGTCTGCATCGACGAAAACCCGCAGCAGTTCAACTTGACGAGTGACAGTGCTTTCAGCGATCTGGCGACGACGCACAAAGCGAAGTATGTGGCGGTCGTCAGAGACTTTGTGTTCACGGCGCACACAACCGACAGCACGGACGGGCTGCAGCCCACGCGCGTCAGGTGGTCGGCGATTGATGACCCGACAGACTTCACTGTCAGCTCGACAACGATGTCGGACTTTCAGAACATCGAAGGGGCCGGTCACATAAAAGCCTTATTTGGCGGAGAGTTCGCCACGGTGTTTTTTGACCGTGGCATTGCGCGACTAAGTTTCGTCGGCACACCGGTCATCTTCCAAGTCGACATGCTATCGCGCAATCAGGGTTTGGTTGCTTCGGGCGCAGCGGCGCAGCTCCAGAACAATATTTTCTTCCTCGACCATGACGGCTTCTATCGGTTCGATGGACAGTCGATTGCGCCTATCGGTGCCAACCGCGTTGACGATTTCTTTCTTGCGGATGTCAACGTCGCGCAGATCGAGGACATCACCTGTGTCGTCGACCCTGAGCGCCACATTGTGATCTGGTCATATACGAGCAATGGCGCGACCACGCCTAACAAAATGATTTGCTACCATTACCAGCTCGACGCATGGAGCCTCGCAGAACTATCTGTCGACATGCTGGGGTATGGTCGAGGCATTGGGTACACACTGGAACAGGTCGACAATATAAACAGCTCGATTGATGCCCTGACGATCAGTCTCGACAGCCCATCGTTGCAGGGTGGAGCGCGGCGCATCTACGCATTCCAGAACAACCAGCTCTATACGTTCAGCGGCGACAATCTCGCGGCGACGTTGGAAACAGGTGACGTTCAACCTGCACAGGGTCGACGGTCTGCGATCAACCGTGTTCGCCCTCTAACAGACGCTGGAACCTTCACCGCTCAGATCGGCAGCAAGGCCACTACAGCGGCGACAGAGACATTTACGACTGCCAGTAGCCCGACAGCCGATGGGACGTGTCCTGCGCGAACACAGGGCCGCTATCACCGGTTTAAGGTGGAGATACCTGCTGCGACGACATGGACCGAAGCGGTCGGCGTCGAGTTCGAGGCGGCACCGCTAGGCGGCAGATGAGCAGCTCAAACTTTTATCCGAGCGTCCCTCCCGGAGGGACTGATGCACGGACAACTGCGAACGTCATTCGCAATCTCGTGGATGGCAAATCAAACAATACCGGATCGATCACGCTCACTGCGAACGCGACAGCATCAACGCTATTGGATCAACGTGTCGGCGCAACTAGCGTGATTGTACTAATGCCGAAGACGGCGACTGCGGCTACCGCGATGACATCTGTTTATGTCAGTGCGCGGGGGACAGGAACGGCGACACTGACGCATGACAGCAATGCTGCAACCGATAGATCATTCGAATACGCAATTATTGGTTAGCGAGTTCTTTCGCGTGAAGCGCCACATCGATGCGGCGCTGGAATATGCGAAGGGAACGCATGAGGCCAAAGACGTCTTGCAGGGTGTGCAGAAGGGGTACTTCCAGTTTTTCCCGCTGCAGCAGTCCGCGATTGTCACCGAGATAATCGACTATCCGAAGGTTACGAGCTGCCGGTTTTTTCTCGCCGGGGGTGATTTGGTCGAGCTGCGCGATGCAGAAAAACATGTTTGTGACTGGGCAAAAACTGTCGGGTGCAACCGAGTAGAGATTGCCGGTCGACCGGGATGGGAACGCGCTCTGCGTGGATACGATAAAGCAGCCGTATGGCTATCAAAGGAGTTAGGCGATGAGTAAAGGCGGCGGATCAAGACGCGAAGAGGTGCGCACGGTACAAACCAGCCGTGAGCCACCGGAGTTTCAGAAACCATTTCTCGAAGAGATTTTTCAGGGCGCTCAGAACCTCTACCAGTCGGACGTTCCGCAGTATTTTCCCGAAAGCACCGTCGTCAAATTCGCGCCCGAGACGGAACTTGCTCTAGAGGCAACGACTAACCGGGCTCTACAGGGATCGGAGCTGCAGCGCCTTGGGCGCGATCAGATGCAGTCGACCCTGCGCGGCGACTATGTCCAAGAGAACAATCCGTTTTTGGCAGCAGCCTTTAACAGCGCAGCCAATCTCGTTACCCCGCGCGTTAACAGTCAATTCGCCGGGGCTGGTCGATATGGGTCTGGTGCAGCCGCAGGAGAGATGACGCGGCAACTCGGCGATATCGCAGCCAACATGAGCTACCAGAATTACCAGACCGAACGTAACCGGCAGCAACAGGCGATGCAGTTAGCGCCCCAGTACTCTCAGATGGATTACATGGACGCGAACACCCTAGCGCGGATTGGCGGCGCGAGAGAAGCTCAGGCTCAGGCGCAGCTACAGGACAGCATCAATCGGTTCAATTTCGAGCAGCAGCGTGAGGCTCAGAAACTCGGCACCTATCTCGGCCTTGTCGGTGGGGGCTACGGGTTCGAGCAAACCGGCAGTGAACCGATTTATTACAACCCGGTCGCGGGTGGCATCGGCGGCGCTCTCGCTGGTGCGCAGTTGGGCAGCTATTTCGGTCAGCCGGGCATCGGGGCTGCGGCTGGTGGACTTCTAGGACTGTTGGGGTAAGCAAATGGCGTTCGTTCAAAAAATCGGGGCAGCGATCAATCCCTACGCTGCGTATCTTCCGACCGGGATGCAGCAGTCTGCCCAGCAACAGGCGGGGCGTCAGTTTCTCGGCGGGTTAGCACAGAACTTTCTGGCAGCAGCAGGGCCGTCGAAATATCCGACGCCGACCGTTGCTGGTTTGGCGGGGATAAACCCGGCGATCAAGTCCGCGCAGCAGACGCAGAATATCGCTCTGCAAAATGCAATGAATGCGCAGAAGCTCCAGCAGCTGCAGATGCAGCAACAAATGCTAAAGAATTTGATGCCCCAAACAGCAGCGCGTCCGCAGGTCGCTCTCGCGTCAACGCAGCCGCCCACCATCCCGACAAATATTGCAAATCAACCGGCTACATTGACCACGAATGCGGTCAACAATCGCGGACCTTCGATGGCTGCGCTCAGAGCTAACATGCAGTCCCGAACCGCGCCACCCACCGCGACTACTCGCCCTGTGTCACCGCCCGGCACTAATTTACTGAGCGCAGGTATTCCGCAGGACGCTATGCGCCAAGCGATGGTTTATAGCTACTTAGGACTAACCCCACTGGCAACCGCCACATTGCAGCGGTTTGCGCCTACGACACAGGCGAGGAACGCAGAAACACTTGCAGCAATGCCGGATCAAGTCCTCAACGCACAGGGACAGATGGTGCCAAACCCGCAAAAGGCAGCACTAGCGGCGATGGTTACACCACCGAGACGGGTGCAAGACCCAATCGTTACTTCTGCTTTGAAGGTTAATGAACCTATTAGGGAGAAACTATCCGAGGATAGTTTCAAAGCAGCCAAATCGCTCCAAGGTCTTAACCGCATGGAGGCAATCGCAAAAGATGTCAAAGAAAATGCATTCGGAACGGGAGACTCGTTAAGCGGACTGCGCAGGTTTGGTGCGTTTTTGGGTGTCGAAGGTATGGACGAAATGGTCAGCGCGACAGACCTGATCAAATCCATAAATACTAAATTGACCCTCGATTTGACGGGCATGTTAGCCGGTCAAATTTCAAATTATGAATTGCAGTTGTTGCAGTCCGTTCCACCAAGTATGCGAAACACGAAACGCGGTTTCCTTGTCATGATTGAACTGCATCGATCCGCGTATAGAAAACAAGTTGAACTGCAGGATCATATGTCGCGGTGGTCTGCAGATAACCGTGAAAAATTAGGCGTACCCGGCGCTTACGCGCAGGAGTTAAACAGAAAACAAGTCGCGCTCAGTAATCGTGTAGATGCCGAGCTGGAGAGGCGCGTCGCCGCATTACGCCCCAAAGAAAAGACTCTCTGATGGAGCCAATTATTATAGAAGGGGTCACCGACGCCCCAAAAGGGACTAAGGCGATGACTTTCCCGCAATTCGGGGAAGACGCAACCTTTGTACCTTTAGGCGACAATAAATTTAAGCGTTGGTCTGGCAAGTATGGCGAAATAAACGCTGCGCCACTGACATCTGGTGATCTTGAGTTTCCCGACGCCCCAGAGTTCACGTCCGTTCGACCGGACACGGGTGGCAGAGTGCCTACTCTTAGCGAGGCGCTGCGTCCGATGCCGATGGGTGATGCGCTGCAAAGGAGTGCCGCTTATTCTTTTGGCGTAACTCCTAAACAACAGGCGCAGATCATAGACCAGATTCCCGGTGCGACCCTGACAAGGGACGCCAAGGGCAATCGCATGGTTAAGTACAAAGGCGAAAAGTACTACATCAATAAACCCGGCGTGAGCGAGGCAGACGCCGTGCAGTTTGTCAGCCTGATGGCGCAGTTCGCGCCCATCGGAAAACTGACACAGATATTCACAAAAAGCGCACCGGGTCTGGTTAAGTTTCTTGGTTATGGTGCAGCCGGTGGTGCGTCATCTGCGCTTACTGATGTCGGCGCTCAGGTCATGGGAGCCGACCAAGATATTTCTCCCGGTCGCGCTGCGTTCACTGCCGCGACTACTGCGTTGGCCGTGCCTGTTTCCTTCTTTTTTCAGCGTCTCGCGCAAAGCCCGACGATTAGCAACAACGTGCGGCGTGTGCTGGGGGCGATAGGGCGCGACACTGGTTATATCGGGCGTGATGGAAAACTGTCCGACGCTGGGAAGAAAATGTTGAGTGATGTCGGCATCGATCCAGATGGTTTGGAACGGGCAGCGATTGCCGAGGCATTAAAAATTGTACGCGGTGGCGGCGACGACGCAGCAGATTTTGCGGCGGCGCGAAGCCTAGAGGAGGAATTTGGCATCACGTTCACGCCGGGGCAGCGAGTTGGTGCCAGTAATCCGCAGGTGCGGAAAGACGAGCTAGACATTCTTGCAGGTACAGAGGGGCCACAGGCAGCAGCGGTAATGCGCGGCGACACTGCGCCCTTACCTGCATCCGTTGCTGGGCAAAACCAAAGCATTCTGAGAGCAATGGACGACACGGCACAAACCGTGGCCCCCGATAGCGGTGCAGTAAATCTGGCGGCTGGGACTGACGACGCCTCGCAGGTGTTTGCGTCTGGTCTGCGCACTCGACAGGCCGAAGCCTTTCGAGCGGAACAGACCGCGTGGAAAGAAGCCACCAGCGCAATAAAAGAGACCACAATACTCGGTGACGGGCTAAAACAGTTGCCGCGTTTTCTGGCGCTATCGATCAGAGGTGGGCAGTCACGCGGCGCAATGAATGCGACCGACACACCGATGGCTGCAACATTGATGAAAGACATCGGCAAACGCAACCGGCGTTACATGCGTCCTGACGGTAACATCGGCAATGCCAAGGTTGAGATGCAGCAGGTCGAAAACCTGCGCCGCAGGGTCAATGCAAGGATCGGAGACGCTGAACCGGGTAGCGCCGACTATCGCGCCCTCCTCGATATTAAACGAGGGCTAGACGACTGGATGACCCACGTTTTCGACAAGGGCATGATTTATGGCTCTAAAGATGCGTTGGAGGCACTGAAGTCAGCGCGGGGACTTTCACACGATTACCGGCGGCAGTTTATCTCACGCCCGAACGATGCGGCCTCTCGTGTCATCCAGCGCATGTCGTTCGAGGACATGACTGCCGAGCAAGTCGCACGGTCTCTTATCGGTCAGGCGCAAAGCGGGTTCAGTGCAAACGCCATCGGTATCGTCAAACATATACAAAACAATTTCCCGGAAGAGGCATCAAAGGAAATCCTCGATCAGCTCCGCGCTGCTGTATTTATGCGGCTGCATAATCGCGCAATCAGCGCCGTGCCTGACGCGACAGGCGAGTTGTTCTCGCTCAGTGGGAAAGTAGTTTCAACGAACATAAAAAATGCCCTCACCAAGGGCGACAAGTTCATGCAGACCCTGTATGGCAAGGCCGACCTCGCAAAAATTAAGCGTTACGGCGAGATGATGCGGCGTGTGAGTTACGTCCCGCCAAAAGATGCGCTTAACCCGTCCGGCTCCGGTTACACGATGCTTCGTAAAGCATGGAAAAATATGCGATCTGCCGGTGGTGGTGGCGCTGCCGGGTGGACGGCATTTTCATTCGGCGAGAGCATAACGCCGGGTCTAGGCTATGCCTTCGTCGGAGGCGGCGCGACGGTGGGTGGAGCTGCAACGAACGCCATAAACAACCAGTTAAGTAAACTGGCTGTGAACAGGGCGCTCAACTCTACGCCTCTATTTAAGCCTGTTGACGTGTCGATACCGTTAGCTGCGACGGGTCGGGGCGCGACCGCTGACATGGACCAAAACGACCTGCCTTTTTAGGAGAAAAACATGGTAACCGACATCAAAAACTGGTCGACCACGGCCAGTAACAATACCTCTTTGAGCGGCGTCAGCGCGGCAGAGGGCATGGCACCCAGCCTCGTTAACGACCTGATCCGTGGCGTGGCCTCAGACGTGCGTGAATGGTACGAGGACGCCTCTTGGATCGACTTTGGCGACACACCGACGCGCACCGGAGATACGACCTTTACGGTCGCTGGTGACCTTACTGCGCGTTACCACGCTAACCGGCGTCTCAAGGCAACTGATAGCAGCACGATTTATGCGACTGTCGCCTCGTCGTCTTACAGCTCACCGAATACGACAGTCACGGTCACTGCGGACAGCGGCACCCTCTCGGCCTCGCTGTCGGCTGTCGCTGTTGGCCCACCCGCAACGAACGACGCGCAGCCGCGTGGTATTTTCGAGGTGACGGATGCTGACATTCTGAGAGCTGACACTGCAGACGAATTGACGGTGGGGTATTCGGGCGCAACGACCGACGCCGGTACAAAAAGCTCTGGCACTTTCACTCCAAGCCCAGACAGTTCTGGCGGCGGAATGCTGCATTTCGTCAACGGTGGAGCGCATACCCTTGGGGTGCCGACAAAGAACTGCACGATGGTTCTGCTGATGAAGAACAACGCGTCGGCGGGAACACTGACCACCAGCTCATTCACGAAGGTAGATGGAGATGATCTGACGACTACTGACGGTCACGAGTTTTTCCTCTACCTGACTCGCTATTCGGATGGGTCGACGACGTTCTCGGCACTGACCGTAAAGGCGCTGCAATAAGATGTTACTGAGCATCGTTCAGGGTGGTCACTCTTCCGTCGCCGATTTGGTGCTGGAAGTGTCCGGCAACCAGACCGCCTACAATGTCCTCACGGCGGCGACAGCGGCGGGTTACAACGCCGCGACTGACGACACCGCCATCATCGTGAATATCCAGTCGGGCGTCGATATCGTTGGGTCCAGTGGAAACCCCGGTATTCAAGTCGGCGCGATCAATTCGGCGTCAGATTTGACGATCAATATTGCTTCCGGTGCATCGGTTTGCGGCTTCGATGGAGCGAATAATACGTCCACCGGCGGTGCCGGGGGTGACGGCACCGACGCCATCAGTTTCTCCGGATTAAGCTCCAGCACAGCTACCCTTTCCGTGGTCTCGTCTGGGACCCTCGGGGGGGGATCGGGCGGCGGGGGCGGAGGCGGGTCCGGGGGGTCTGCCGGAGCGCGTTTGACGCCGTATTGTGACTCTAAAGGATGTAATTGCTTCAGCCCTAACGTGTACGGCAGCGCGGGTTCTAAAGGGGCAAACGGTAGCGGAGGCACATCTTGTCAGGCACAGAATGGCACCGCCGGGGCCACCGGCTCGTCGGGCAGTTATCCGAGTAATGTTTGTCCCGTATCAGTGGGCGCAGGATCGGGCGGCGCAGGGGGCGCAGGCGGCACTGCCGGTAAGGCGATTGAGTATAACAGTCTCACCGTCAACTTCACGAACAATGGAACTTTGTACGGAGCTACAAGCTAATGGCTAAAGTTTTGATACCTTTTTCTGGCGGCGTGAACAGCACATTTGCCCTTCATCGCTGGTTGACGGAAACAGACCATGACATCGTCGCGGTGTACGGCATCGAGAGCTGGGTCGGTACGCTCGATGGCGACAGTTGGAGGCAGTCCCGCGAAACGACAGCCGTTGGTAATATGGTCGATTGGCTAAAGGCGAACTGCCGAGATTTTACGTTCGAGCAAAAAGACGATTGGCCGGTTGTCGTCAATGATGAACAGCCAATCCGCAGCGGCTTCAGCGAAACTCGTAATTACGGGATCATACGCGCTCGTTATCAGGGCTTCAGCGACATCATCGACGCTCACTCGCCGGACATTTTTGTTCCCGGCATCGCGCTTGAAAATACTTCGACGGATTGTGAACCAACTCTGCGTGATATTTATCTCCGACCGGATATGCAAATTACTTACGCAGGTTCGCGAACGCTGGAGGCGCTGCCCGAGCCTTACGATTACGACGCTATCGCTTCAACCCTAACCGGTCGTTTCGAGCAACTAGAGGCTCTACCCACGGCTCTTGTCGATCTGATGGCGCTCCGCTGCGATGTGGGGCATGAGCCGGGTTTTGAGTTCACTTGCATAAACTGCGGCTATGAAAAAACCCGACAAGCTCTCTCCGACATGACGGGCGCAGAGGTCGATGACATGTTCGCGCAGCATGGTCAGTACGGTCAGTATCGCGATCAGGCTGAACCAGCGACATACAAATATCGTGGTTTTCCCTACGAGAAATTCGGAGAGATTTTGGGCTACCCCGACAACGTAAGATTTGATTGATGATCGGTCGCGCCCTCCTGCTTTTTCTGATAGCGGTGATCTTAACCGCTTTTTTTGTGCCCAGCGCAGACGCACACGAGCTGCCCTGCTTTGACGAGGAAACGTCACGCATTTGGCAACCCCCCGAATATGTCAAAGGGTACGGAGCCACGTCCGAGGGCATCGTTAAGTTGTCGGTTACGTCTGAAGGCGCGTTCATGCTCAGTTTTAGCCCCCCGTCTCTCGATGGTGGCATTTGTATTGTCTGGCTAGGAGAGGGCTGGGAGTGGGTTGTTCCGAAACGCGAAAAGCGAGAGGCCCAGCGCGATGACTCCTGACACGAAAATAGCTCTCGACGCTGCAGCTATTGGCACAGGCTTTGGGTCTTGGTTAGCACTGCTGCCTGACATCGCGGCCTTATTCTCGATCATCTGGATCGCGATCCGCATTTGGGAAACGCAGACTGTCAGAAGGTGGACTGGCCGAGAATGATGGAACTCGGAATACGAGAAATCGTCACGTTCCTTGGCATGGCGGTTAGTGTTGGAGCATCCCTGAGTATTGTTAAGACAAAACTGCAAGGCACTATCGAGAAACTCGAAGACATCGAGGTGCGGCTTCGTCAGATCGACCGTGAGACCGATCAGCAAGAAGTAAAAATCCAAGGCCACACTCAATCGTTGAGCATTTTGTCTGGGATGCTTAGTCCGTCGGAGCGCGAAAAAACGGCGAGAGAGACGGCAAGAATCTTAGCCGAGATTGAACGTCTCCGCATCGACGTTGATCACCAAATGTCGATTCATAATGGTCGCCATCCGAGCGTTAAATGAGAACTCTGAAAAAGGGTCATTACGCCGAGCTGATGGCTGCGGCGATTTTAACGCGTAATGAATATGACGTGTTCCACCCTCTGCAGGGTCACGGCCCCATCGATTTGGTTGCGATCAAAAGCGGCGAGACCCTGCTACTTGACGTGAAGGCAGACTCCAGACGGTTGGTGAAAAACAGGACGATCCCCACACGCATTACCCGGACGAGAACTGCGCTGCAGAAGCAGCTCGACGTGCGCATCGCATACCTCGATGTCGAGGATGGAAAATTGCACATCACGGATCACACTGCAGATTGTCAAGATGCGCAGCCATTGGTGCTGACGTAAAATTCGAACACATACCGATTACAAAATGATTCGAACATGAAAAACGATTTCTGAACATGAATCGCGATTACGAAATGATTTGAACATGAATAACGATTACCACGTCACCCCAGACATCGACGCGATGGCCCGAACCATCTGGGGCGAGGCGCGAGGCGAAACCGAAGACGGTCGTCTGGCAGTCGGGCATGTCATTAAGAACCGAGCTGATCGTGGGGGCTGGTGGGGCGACACCATCTACGACGTTTGTCACAAACCGTGGCAGTTCTCGTGCTGGAACGAAAACGATCCGAACCGATATAAAATGCTGCGGCTCGACGCAGATAACGAGATGTTCGTCGAGTGCATTTGGACGGCTCTATCGGTTGTCCTTGGTAAGCACCCGGACAATACCGCCGGGTCATGTCACTACCACGTCGTCGGCCTGACGCCTGACTGGTCTGAAGGCAAAACGTCCATCGGTCGGATCGGTCATCACGAATTTTTCAACGACATCGAATGAGCCATGTTGGGAATTGCTGACAGCGTCATCGGCGTAGCCGGGAAAGTCTTGGACAAGTTTGTCGAGGACAAAGACCTCAAGACAAAACTAGAGGCCGAGCTGAAGCAGCAAATGGTTTCTCTCGATCTCGCCCAAGCCCAAGCGAATATCGAGAGCGCGAAACATTCCAGTTTGTTCGTGAGCGGGGCAAGACCTGCCATCCTCTGGATTTGTGCCTTTGCACTCGGTTGGCAGTTTATCCTGCACCCCATCGCGATCTGGGGTGTTGCGCTTTGGGCACCCGGCACTCCGATCCCGGCGATCAACTCCGAAGGGCTGATGACCCTTACGCTGTCGCTACTCGGGCTTGGCGGTATGCGTACCGCTGAGAAATGGAAGGGCGTAGCGCGGAATAACATGAATGCCAAAGCGCCGCGCCGGTAAACAGAAACCTATCACGTCACCGCCGCAGAAATTCTGCACTGCCTGTCTTGGAGCGCTGCCCGACCTGTACTGGGCACCCCTCAGCGACGGCTCAGTCATTCATTATGGCGGTGATTACGCCGACCGTTGTTTCCGAAAATTGCACCATAAAAATTTGGTGCAAAAATAATCGCACCCCGGACGATTGCGAAAACATCGTCAATCTGGTGCAATCCTGTGGTGCAAAAAATCTTGAACCCGTTGTAAACTGGGCGTTTGAGCCAAATTATAGAGAGATCATCAATCTTGCCGTATCGACATCTATGCAGTTGGATTAACCGACTGAAAATAAAAGTCGAATCAGTTTTCGACTGCCTAAAAGCTCGTATTAGAGCATTACCAAACATTCCCAAACTATTCCGCAGTTTTCTGCGGGTTTCCGTCGTTGACCCATTCCGCCGGTGCAAATTGGTGGTGCAAAAAATGGTGCAAAAATGACGTTACGGACAACATTTACTCTTGAACGTAGTTGTCAACTCGCATATATATAATGCGTAAACGCAACAAAGAGCGACGAGTTCCAGATCGGTGAAAGGGCCGGGCCGGGTGCTGAAGCAGGTGACGCTGACCAGCCAGTCAAATGTCGGAGGCTGTTACCGCCTCCCTGACGATGGCCTACGGAGGGCCGAAACATTGTCAGCCACTCAGCCACAGGAGATAACAAATGTACAACGTCGCCCCCCCCGCTGCGAACCAGCGTCCGGACCACTACTACGGTGACAAAGCTCAGGGATATCTCAAGGTCGCTCTCGGTCTTGAGCGCCGCGCAAAACGCGCAGGTAAGAACAGCGCAGAGCATAAGCGTTACTGCGCTCTGCTCGAAACTTACCTCCACTGCTCTCAACTGGCGCGTCAACACCGCGCCTAAAACACACTAGCCACAAGGAGAACGACATGAACATCACCGACCGCATAACTCAGATCGAAGCTAACATCGCTGACCTAGAGGCGCGGATCGCCCGAGGTGAGCGCCGCCCTAGCGTGACCGACATGCATGTCGCCGCCGGACGCTTCATCCGCGACGACGAGATTGAGCGTTGCTTAAACTGGAACCGTCTTGCGCTGCGCCAATACAAAGCCAAACTCGGAAATTGAATTAACCGCCGGGGCTTCGGCCCCGGCATCACCTTAGCCACAAGGAGATAATTGATGAAACACCACATGAAAGACGATGGTGGTCGGTCGCAGTATTTCGATCACCCCTCACATTACGGCGACTGTGTTGTCCGTGCCTGTGCCATCGCGACTGACAGGGATTACCTCGACGTGTTCAAAGACCTTTGTCAGATTGCCATCGAGACCGGCGACCTTCCCAACGCCCCTTCGGTTTATGATGAGTTCCTAACTCGTCACGGCTTCACGAAAAACAAACCACCGAAGCGCAACGGCAAAAAGATACCGATCCGCGATTGGGTTCCAGATGCGCCGCGCGGCAACATCGTCGCAATCACGCGGCTGCACCTCGTAGCAATCGTCGACAACGTGCAACGCGACACTTGGTTAGACGAGCGTGTCGTCAACAGTTGGTATCATAAGTAACCACACCGCCGGGGCTTCGGCCCCGGCATCACCTAGCCACAGGAGATGACCAATGAGAGTAAGAATAGAACACACCTTCAACCTCGACGAACATGAGCTAGAACTGGCGCGGATGAGCTACGACGCTTACGCCGACCCAGACGAAAGTTTTCGTGACTACATCAAGAGCAACTTGATCAGTCAGGGGTGGAGCTGGTTTCAATCGATAGCAGATCAAAAAGGGTTCTAAATTATGAACATCGCATTGACCGACGAAGAAATCCGCATGGTCGGAGAAGCCCTCGACGCAGTCTGGTGGAGTGACACCCTAGACGATGCTTCTCGCGGGACGACCGACACCGCCAGAGCAATGCGCATCCAGCGCAAACTGCAACGCGCCCTTGAACACACAGAGACGGAGTTCGAATGATCGACATCGTCGTCATCATTACCGAGCTGATCGGCATCCTGTTTTAAAAACGAAGAGAGCCGGGGAATGATCCCCGGCCCTCACACTCTTAGCCACAAGAGTTAACCCCCAGCGCGATGCGCGGAAGGAGATTTAGACATGGCCCAGAAAAAATCCAAAGTCCACAAGTTTCCCCTCGTCGGGAAAAAATACCGCACCAGCTATTACGATCAGTCTGGCAAACGCCAGTACATCAGCCACGCCGACGAACACGAGCTGATGCGCATGAAGATCGCTGCGCAGGAAGCGGTCGCGGAGGGTCGCCACACTAGCGCCAAGGAAGCCGGGACACTATCCGAGGCGTTTCGCGATTATCTCGAAAACAGAAAAAAGCAAGAAGACCTGACGAAAGCCTATGCTGAAAACATCGAGCGTCACTGGCGAGTGTGCCTGTCAGAGCTGCAGGTCGACGGGCGGCTGATTGCCAAGAAGAACATCAAGGAATTTTCCAAGAAGAAATTGCTGGTCGCGGTCGGCGAGGAGATTGCTGCGGCACAGGCGGCGAAGGGAAATTCACAACGCTACGCGGGTGCAATCTTCACCACATTTCAGTCGATCATCACCTATGCGATTAGCAACGAGAAGTGCGCCCCGGTCGGGCGTGAAATCTGGAGAGCTGCGGAGGTGGACTGGAAGCGGCGTAAAAACACACAGGTGCGCATCCCGACGCTCGACAACGTGCGGCGTATGATCGAGGCCGCAGACCTGTGGGACCGCGAGGGGCGGCAGGACAGGCTGCGCTGCGAACACGAGCGGACGGTAAATACTATCGATGTCGGTACTGGTGAGCGGCGACGGCGACACTACGAGCGGGGCGATCATAAGCCTACGCCCTACGGCCTGATCTTCCGTTGTCTGTCGCAGATCGGTTGCCGACCGTCCGAGCTGCGCGGTCTCACACTGTCTAATTCAGACGAGTTGGGTCTTCCGCAGGGTCTGATGCTGAACAGCAACAATCCCGGAGTGCGCCTTTCGCAACGCGCTGACCGCCAAGGTCAGATCGGTGATCTCAAAACGTCTAACTCGTATCGGTTCATTCCGATTGGGCCTGATCTCGCGCGGCGTCTACGGCAGCACGTCGACGATAACGACATACAGCCCGGTGAGCTGATTTTTTCGACGGCCACGGGTAAACCGCTCGACAGTGAGCCGTGGCGGAAACGGCTGCACCAAATCTGCGAGTGGCACGATATCGCGTGGCCCGAAGCTCTGTATACGCTACGGCATGTCTGCGCGTCGATGTGGATCAAACAGGGGCGGAACATCAAATGGATATCCGTCCGAATGGGACATCGGACGGCAGCGTTCACCCTCGACACCTACGGCCACCTGTGGGACGAGGACGAGGAGGACGCGGCAGCAGCGGTAGATACCGAAAACATGCTGTACGGCCCTGCGGTGGCCGCTGAGTAGAAACAGTCAGGCCGGGGTGTGATCGCTCATCCCCGGCCTGACTTGCGCATCCTGATCGCTCTCAGGAGGTCGTTTTAGCCCCACCTTGCCTTCAAACGTGCGTTGATGCTGTTTTCCAAGTTATCCTTGGTCAGAGGGGTTCGTGTTGAGGGCTTTGGGCGGCTGACCAGTTGGCCCCCGTGCTTTGAGGCATTAACGCCGGACCCCCAACGAATTTGCGTGTGTTTTTTCAGTTTCATTTTTACCTCGTGGCTAATTAGAGAAAGACGAACCGGGGCGGCGTCCCAAGAAAAACGCCGTTGTACCCCCGGCTCTATCGGCTGCGCTCTTCGGGCCATGACGTTCAGCCGGTCGGCTGCGGCGGGAACCCGATGCAGAGACGCTTCATCACTTTCGCGCCGTGAGAAAGTTCTAATTCCCGCCTATAAACTTGCTGCGCGGATCGCAATCCGAAGAAGACGCCGTTGAGTCTCTTCACTCAGTTGAGCGTCCGGTGAAACATTGATCGCCCTGCGGTAGTCGCGCACCTGTTCCGCTTTTGGCCGCATCCACCTGATCTTTTTAATCATCGTGTTGCACCAGACTGATCTCGCTGCCCAGCAGACCCTTTTTCGTTTTTATTAACCGAACACGCACTCGTCGCCCGGTATTAAATTTTTTGACGATCCCGCATTCCCGCAGCGTGTCGACATGCACGAAAACATCGTCTTCAGTGTTGTCGATCACGACGAAACCATATCTCGGGGTTGTTTGTTTGACTGTTCCAATTACGAGTTCGCCGTTCGTGTATTTATCGATCCAGTTCCCCATCTTTATTGGCGACTGCGTCGTTTTCACTATTCCTAACATCGTCCATCCCTCTCAATCGTAAGTTTCGGTAACCCGGCCCCAGCTCGACCTCGCCCATGTCCCGGAGCTTCTCGCAGATTTGTGCAATGTTCTGGCGGCTGCACCGCATCCGGTCGGCCAGTTGCTGCATCGTGGGCGCGTGGCCGAAATTCGCGTGAATGTCTGCGATGTGGTCGACGACCTGCTGCTGCCGGTTCGTCAACTGATGTGCCGGGCTGCATTCTCGGCCATCAGCCCTTCGGTCAGTTTGCTCGATTGCCATCGCTTAACCTCCCCATAATTCGTGACGAGCGGAGACTTTTTGTTCTGGCCGTTCTTCCAGAACCGCAGCCCCACGTTGCGGAGCCGACCGACCTTTTTGTTCCGGATCGGCCCCGGCGACATGTTGGGGAACAGAATTTCTCCAACATCGTGCAGCGTCAGAATTTCAAGATCGGTTGAATCCCTTAACGTATTGGTCATACGCTGCCCTCCGTTTTCCAATCGTATCCAACTCCGGCGGTGTGACGTTGTAACGCTGGTCAATTTCATCCGACCATGCGTAGTAACTCAGCGGCTCCGCCCACTGCGGCTGCGGCTTTCTAAAAGGGGATTTCATCGTCCATCCCTCCCGCGCTTGACGGAGCAGCAGCTCCTGCGCCTTTTTGTTTGATGACCTCGAACGAGTTTACGTCGACGTTGTGATAGGTTTTGTCGCCCTTCTCAGTCACGGTCAGTTTCCCGGTGACCATGACCTGAGCGCCCTTCGTCAGCGCCTCCAGCATCCACGCGCGTTTCTCGCTGTAGAAATCGAGGCACGAGTACCAGATCGGGGCAGCGTCTCTGTCGAACGCGGGGTTACACGCAACGCTGAAACTCAACCTCTCGCGGTCGCCCAGCTTTTTGACTTCGGCATCTCTCGCCAGTCGGCCAGAGAAAGAAATTTGATTTAAGTCAGCCATTGGATACCTCCTTCAGGTTTTTGGCTTTGCACATAAAAATTTTGTCGACCTCTGCAGCCTCTTCGGTGGACGCACTGACGTTCTTCTTGAACATGCGCCACTCGCTGCGGAGCTTGTCGGTAGTGTTCGCTGACGCTGCCTGTATCGCGCCCTGACGCACCGCTGGTCGCTCCTGCATCTCCGCAGAGATGTCCGCGTCGACCATGAGCT